TGCCAGCACTAGCTACTGCCAATGTGGGAGCTACTTACGAGTTTCTGGTAACGACAGCAGTTGGCGGTAGCACAACGGTAACTTTTGTTCTGCCGGGATCTGCCGTTTCTAATTTCTATGGCGCTCTTTCCTTGATGGGTGGCACTGCTGCCAACCCTGCAACCGATGTAGCAGGGGATACTTTGACGCTTGTTAACTCTACGATAGTTAACTCCAGAGTTACTTTGACTTGCGTTGCAGATGATGCAACCAACTCAACTTGGAAGGCAGAGGCACTTGCTTCCCCGATAGCAACGATTGCTTAAACCGTAAATTGAATGGCTGGTTGCGGGGTTTCTCGCAGCCGCTGTTCTGTTGCATATAACCCTATGGGAGCGAGGTGTACAAATGGCTGACGCAGTAGCCACACAAACAATTCAAGATGGCGGTAAGACCGCTATATTTCGCTTTACCAATGTCAGTGATGGTGATGGTGAAAGCGCGGTAACCAAGATAGATGTGTCTGGTTTGTCGAATGATCCAATGACAGGCAAAGCTTGTTCGTCTGTTGTTATTGAAAAAATTTATTACCAAACCATTGGTATGGGTGTAAAGATATTTTTTGATGCGACAACGGATGTTTTGGCGTGGCAGTTAGCTGCTGACTGGGCGGATACATTAGACTTTTCAGATTTTGGCATACCAGACACAGAAGCCTCTGGAACAACAGGTGATATTAAATTTACAACTGTTGGTCATTCCAGTGGTGATGTATATGTAATCGTTATGCAAGTTAAAAAGCGATATGGCTAATGAAGTCTAAAGTCTCCAAGGTAATGAAGGAGTTTAAGTCTGGCAAATTAAAGTCAGGCAGATCTGGAAAGAAGGTCACCAAGAAAAAGCAGGCGATAGCTATTGCCTTGTCTGAGGCGCGTAAGAAGAAGAGGAAAGGCTAGATGGCAACGAGCGGTACATATACGTTTGACCTTGATATTGCTGACGTAATGGAAGAGGCTTTTGAAAGGGCTGGCAGAGAACTCAGAAGCGGCTACGATTACAAGACGGCAAGAAGAAGCCTGAACCTGTTAATGCTGGAATGGCAGAACAGAGGACTTAATCTCTGGACAGTCAGGAACACAACGGAATCTTTGACTGCCGGGACAACTTCTTATTCTCTTGGCTCTGATATTTTGGATATTGTAGAAGCATCCATTAGAACAGACGCTGGTAGCGTAACCAGTCAGTTTGATCAGTCAATGACCAGAATCTCTGTGAGCGATTACTCACAACTTTCCAACAAGCTGACTCAAAGTAAGCCCCTTCAGTATTACGTTGAAAAGAAGCCAACGGGAATTACCATTCATGTTTGGCCTTCTCCAGACGACCAAGATACATACGCCTTTGCGTACTACTACATGCAGAGGATAGAGGATACCGGCAGTCCCGCATCCAACAACATGGATGTCCCTGCCAGATTTTTACCCTCTCTAGTTTCCGGCCTTGCCTATCAGCTTAGTATGAAGTACCCGGAAGCTGCGGCCAGATCTCAGATCCTTAAAGCGGATTACGAGGAGCAGTTTACTATCGCTGCGGATAGCGACAGAACCAAGGCTTCTCTCTTTATATCGCCCGGAGGTTATCAGTTTTGAGCAGATTTGCTAAAGGAGATTATGCTTACGGCATTTGTGATATGACGGGCTTCAGGTACAAGTTAAAAGACCTTGTGCCGGAAATCGTCAATCAAAGGCCCACCGGCTTCCGTGTTGGGAAAGATGTTGTTGACAAGGATCAGCCTCAGTTACAACTGGGCAAGGTCAAGGTTGATGACCCCAGACCCTTGAGAGATCCAAGGCCAGACAGGGCGGCTGATGAGAGTCGGGAGCTTTTCGCTTGGAACCCTGTTGGTGGCGGCAATGCAGCATTCGGCAGCGTAACGGTTGGTCTGGACATCGAGGCAAAGGCTGGCAAGGTAACTGTCACAACGAGTTAAGGAGAAGTCATGGCAAAGTTAGAAGTTTTTCAAAACGGGAATTTTTCTTCGGGAGATCCTGTTTACCAGATCGGTACTAAATACAAAGATGGTGAATACGGTGAATACGGCGAATATGACATTGTTGTTTTTGACTTAATGACCAAACCTCAAGCAGAAAAAAGATTGGCTGAGATGCAGCCTGCTGTAAAGGAAAAGGCTGCTCCTAAAAAAACGGCCACTAAAAAGAAAGAAGCTAAACTAAAAATACCTTTCAAGGTTGAGCTTGAGCTTCTGACTAAAGCAGAACTGGAAAAAGAAATGCGTAAGCATGGCCTTGAGCTAGATCGCAGGAAGACCAAAGACGCTCTTATTAAACAGTCAGTAGCTTTCCTGAAAGGCAAATGAGTTATGGCTTGGACATTTACAACTCTTAAAAACGCGCTACAGGATTATCTGGAGACTACTGAGACAACCTTCGTTGACAATCTGACTGTAATTATTACGCAGGCAGAGGACAGAATACTCAAGTCCATACAGCTTCCAGACTTTAAGAAAAACTCTACGGGAAACACAACCAGCGGAACCCCATACCTGACATGCCCGTCAGATTTTCTGGCCCCGTATTCTCTGGCCGTTGATAACAGCGGCTATGAGTTTTTATTGTATAAGGACGTAAACTTTATCAGGGAGGCTTATCCTGATTCGACAACAACAGGAATCCCCAAGTATTACAGCCTGTTCGATGCGGATAGTTTTATTCTGGCACCAACCCCCAATGCCAATCTAACGGCAGAGCTACATTATTTTTATAAGCCGGAATCAATTACGGCGGCATCTTCTGGCACAAGCTGGCTTGGAGATAATGCAGAAAGTACATTGCTCTATGGCTGCTTGGTTGAGGCTTATACCTTCCTGAAGGGGGAGCCTGACCTGCTGCAACTTTATGCGACTAGGTATGAGGATGCTCTTGCCAAGCTCAAGGGCTTGGGAGAAGGCTACGACACCACAGACAGTTATAGATCTGGCTCTGTCAGACAAGCGAGGGTGTAATGATAGAGTTTTCCAAGTCTGAGGCGGGGAACGTTAATGTTATAACAACAAACAATGCTGGGCTTTCGGTAGGCCACTGGGCCGAAAGAGCAACTAACACTATCATTAGTGTTGGCTCTCAAAGCCACCCGGCAATTACAGAACAGGCAAACGCCTTCAAAGACGAAGTGTTCCGTGTCGTAAACTATTACATGGAAGAGGCTATCAAAAGCAGCAAGACAACAATGATTGCTGAACTTGAGCAGGCTGATCATTTCGATATGGCAGAAATTTTGAGGAAAATGTAATGGCTATTACCCAAGCTGTCTGCACGAGTTTCAAGCAGGAACTGTTGCAAGGCATACACAATTTTACGAGTGGTTCTGGTGGCGGTACAACCACCACTACGGGATCTGGCAATACCTTTAAAGTTGCCCTTTATACGAGCAGCGCAACTTTAAGTGCTTCCACTACAGCGTATAGCTCTTCTAACGAAGCCAGCGGTACTGGGTATAGCGCGGGAGGGGCAGCGTTAACCAATGTTACACCGACCACTTCCAGCACCACGGCTTTAACCGACTTTGCTGATGTCACTTGGTCAAGCTCCAGTATCACGGCCAGAGGGGCGTTAATTTACAACTCCTCTACCGCTGCCGGGTCTGCCAACCGTGGTGTTCTGGTTTTAAATTTTGGTTCAGATAAAGCTTCGTCCAGCGGTGACTTTACTATTACCTTTCCAACGGCTGACTCCAGTAGCGCGATTATTCGGATTGCCTGATGGCAGATGTTGAAGTTGTCTTTATCGGCTGGGACAGTATCACCCAAGGCTGGGGCGAAGGCACTTGGGGTGAAGATGTTGCATTTACAGGTCTTACAGGATCTGTTGGCTCAGTTACCGTTGTTCAGGGTTCTGGAATTACTGTTTCTGCTTCCGGTTCTGCTGCAACTTCAGCCGTTGGTAGCGTTACTGTTGGAGAAGGCTCTGGGGTCACAGTCAACCTTACCGGGGAGTCTGTCACTGCAACGGCAGGCAACACCACAGAAACCGCTGGCGGCGGTGTATCGGTAGGGGTTACAGGAGAAGGAGTTACTGTATCTACCGGCGGTGTGCTTGTTTGGAGCGCCGTGGACACATCACAAACACCAAGCTGGTCAGAAATCAGCACATCACAAACACCAAATTGGACAGAGATAGCAGCATAAGCCTGCTGCTGACAAGTTAAGAGGAACAAGCATGGCTACATACGTCAATAACCTCAGATTAAAAGAGATCGCCACTGGAGATGAGTCGGGAACGTGGGGAACAAGCACCAATACTAACCTAGAATTAATAGGTCAGGCTTTGGGCTACGGCACAGAAGCGATTACCACTAACGCCGATACCCACGCTACCACCATTGCAGATGGTTCAGCCGATGAAGGTCGAGCGTTAATG